GGGGTGTTGAGAAGTCACTTAGTAAGTGGTCTCTTCGCACTTGATAATCTCGAGCCCAGAATTTGTATTTATTTACAATACTGGATCGAGACTCCAGAATCATTTTACTAGTCCTTTTTGTTATGATCCTTGATGGATCACACAAAGCCATTATGATATTCCCGGAGATAATATCTTCGTCATTATCATAATAGGCCTCCCGTAATTGGTCAAAAGACTCCTGCAATTTAATTGCTTGGCTTCTAATGGCCATAACTGGAGGCAGGGCTAGCAATGCTGATTGGTCAACCAATTCCCCAGAAAAGTCTCTTACCACCTCTTGCATAAATGCTTGAGATAGTGAGAATACTCTCTGGATCCCTTCTTCCATAAGAGATGTTTTTACCTCTGCAAGTGTTTGGAGAACAAATGGTTCTCTTATCGCTTGCCGGTCGAAACATCCAAAAACCTCTGGGAAGAATCGAGAACAAAGGTAATTATACTTTTGCCACCGACTCTCTTCAGAGTCTCCCTTTGTTGGGAGATATAGGAAGGATACTACCTTTCTATAGTCTCGGACTCTTAGACCGAGGCATAGAAGGTAGTGTCGGATAGACCCGGATTCCATTTCTAGTGGATTCATAGACCATCGAGAGTATAAGGAACGTAGTTCCTCTGCAGCTTCGGACCATTTGCTAATATTAGCAAATGCCGATAGCTGTGCTCCCGAGATCTCGATCCCTGCTTGGTACCATCTCTTAGCAAACTCATATGTGTTTTCAGACACATGTGTCTTTGCTGTAGATAGTTCGACTCCTAACTGGTCCATTAATAGCGTGTATTTTTCCGCTACTTCTGGATTAGTTAACACAATATCATCCCCTAACAGGGCGTATTGTGTGAAACTGCGTGGGTTGATCCCGCACAGTCTCGCTGCCGTTCTAACCGTAAGGTGATGGCATAATGCAAACATGGCCCATGAGCTATAAGCTCCCATTGGTTGTCCACGTCCATATTTGACGTCGGCACCCCATGGGTTAGCAAATGGTTTATCTGTCATGATTGAATACCAAGCATCCGCATATTCATTTGAGTTTACGAGTCTGCTAAGAACGGCTCTCTGCAAAATTGCAGGGTACCGGTCTGTAGCAGCATGTAAATCCATTGAATAATACGGACCAGAATTTGGTAGGAATCTAGAAGGACCTTGTTGGTTGTAAGTACAGTCTCCTGGGACACCTCGCAGATACTCTATTAGAGCATCGTGCAGGGGTTTCAGGACTGTCTGAGACCAATAATCGAAGATAGCGATTACTCGCTCCTTCGCTTCTGGATCGCTTACTAGGGAAAGTTTTCTTGTAAGATTTTTGTCTTGCCAGAAATACTTTTCACTCCAGTTTTGACTAGAAAAGTTTAATTTAATTAAACTGATCTTATCAAGAAGATCTTGAGAATTTCCAAGAATTTGGATATTCTCCAGGTCTTTTGAAGTAAGATGGTGGGCATCATGGATGCTTCCCATCATAGCTTGGCCATTTGGCCCGCTCTTCAAACTGAAGTGAAACTCACTCCATTGAGGACGCTCAAGAGACCAACCTAAGATTTCTAAGGTCTTAAGATGCTCTTGGATTACCTCTTCTGGAACTGAAATTCCAGGATTGGTAATGTCCTCAGTGGAGACTGTTCCAGAACAGGGGATAACTCTACTGACACTTAAGAGTGTTAGCAGGTATCTCTTGTCCCACTCATCTCCATGGATGAGATCCAGTAATGGTCCTAAACTTTTAGGTAATCCTATAGAGTTTAGACCAATACCTGGATGAGCAGATTTTCTTAGTGGGTGGCCACACATGTATCTTGTTACATGAAGACGGATTGCTTTAATCCGTTTCATTGTATTAAGATTACCTTGTGTGTCCAACCATTTAGAAACTTGAGTTTCCCAGTGGTGCAAAGAAACTAAGTGACCTTCTCGTGAAGGAATAATTGTGGTGATCCATTTTAGGATTTTCCATAAATACTTTTTCATTGTGAAGGTTGGTTGGTTCCTTTGGCCTGTCTTAATCTCCTTGCCTTTTTGGGCAGGTGTGAGTTCTGGATTACGATCTCGGTAGATACTACCGGTGTCTTTGGCTCCAGTTGGGAGTTTACCCCTCCTAATAATAGAAGTGAGTAACTCCTGAGCGGTTCACAAGGCCGCCCAG